CCACCTTCAAGACGCTCGTTACGTCTTGCCCTCCATTCAATTGGAAAGCGATAAGGTCTTGCACTTTAGGGTCAAGTCTTTTGAACACATCTAGCGGTGCGTTTTTAGCAGTCTCAGCAACCTTCTTTTTGATATTAGCCTCAATCAGCTCTACGATATCATCATTAGTATACTTAGAAAGGTCTTGCTCGTCTTCGAATAGCTCAATAGTCTTATTGTCTATCAGCTTGTTCATTGTTTCAATCAGAGCAGGCTTACGTCCACCTTTGTTCTTTTCAGACTCTCCTTCATTGTCACCCTCGGTTTCTGCGCCAGGAGCCTGAAGAATTGTTTCAAGTTCATCCTCGTCTACAACAGGTTTAGCAGGTGGCTCATCTACAGGTGGCTTACCATCTCCTTCTGGAGATTCCCCTGCAGGTTTACCTTCACCTTCTCCACCTTTGTTATCAGGATCGTTATCATCATCGGTGCCAGAGTTACTTTCCGCTTCTCCGGGCTTTTCAAGGAACGACATGTCAGTGTCACCTTTATCAAAGAAGTTAGGCTTCGAACCATCTCCCGAGATTGTTACAGACGCTGCCGTCCCTAGTATCTCGTCCATGTTCTCCACTTCAACCACTTTCGGTTTCGCTGAGCCATTGTTTTGCGTTGTCATATATGTTGGTTTTTATGTATGTGACTTACTATAATTTAAGGAAAATATCTCGCACTAAATAATAAATGTTTAAAATACACAGTTCAGCCATGCACTTTTTGTACATGATATAGCTATAAGTATGTTTGCCGTTAAAAGGTTTGATTTTTTTAGCATACTATTTCTTACCAGAATCCTTGTTCTTAGCTTTCAGTTCAGACTTAGTTTGGTTCTCTTTAGCTATACGCAACTGATTATCAGACACTTCTTTCTGTATGTCAAGTCTTCTATCCTCTATATCAAGCTTACGGTTAGCTATGCCATTCTTATTATCCTCCTTAGTCTTATCGAAACTTAACGATGCTTGATATTGTTCTGTTTGCTTTAAGTTGTCAAGGACATCTTTAAAGTCAGACTGCATGTTTTGATCGATATCCTGTTGTGCTCCATAACCAGCTGCTTTGATTTCAGCCGTCATCAAGTTGTTACGGTTCTTGCTTTCAAGCATCTTGAAGTCATGGTCGTTCTCCATTTGCTTCTCTTTCTGACGAGCCTCAGCTTCTTGCTGTTGTAATTCCTTCGCTCTGTTGTGTTCAAGCTCTGCTCTTTCTTGAGCATCCGTGTCCATCTTCTTAAGAATATTATTCAAGCTACCCATAGAGTCTGCCTCCATGACACCTCCAAGCTCATAGATAGATGCTCCCGAAGTATTGTTCTGAATAGCCATCTGCTGAATCTTCTGCATCACATCACGAGTATTCGCGTTAGTTGTACAGAATACATTGATGTCAATCATAAGTAGATCAGTCCCGTTTATCTCGAAGAACTTACGCTCGTCTGGGGATATCATACTATGCATCTTCACGCTATCTCTTTTTGAATGGTAGTACTGAGCAAGGTCAGTTCTCATTTCGTGGACTCTAGGCATAAGGTAATCACTATGCTGTATGAAATACATTTCTGTTTGAGCATACGAACCAGCGACTGCTTGTTCTATACCTGTAGCCGTATCTGTCTGTCCAATTTGTTGACCTAGACGCTGAGGTGTGATTCCAATAACTTCAAGAGCTTGTTGCTTAAAGAAGTTTGCTAAATCAACTCGAGATCGTAATCTATTAGACTGTTCTAGGTTAAGTGTTTGGTAATGGGAGAAGTTTAATGCGTTCTCCGTATTGGTCATTGACGTATCTAATGGAAGAATACTAAAATCCTTCATAGCTACATATGCCTTTGCGATATTTCCTTTACCCCAAGTTTCACCCATAGAGTGTTTTGGAAGTGCGTTTTGGTCAATAGCTACAACTGTGCCTATCTCATCAATCATGATATCAGCTATCTGATTGTTCGCCATGTTGAATCCAACCTGAGAAGGCTTAAGTAGATCCACCATTGCAGTAGACTTACTGTTTCTTTCCGTGAACACTTTACCTTCAACCGGCAACTTGCATCCGTAGATAGAACTTTCTCCTTTAAATTGGTAGCGCATAGGCCCAATCTTGTTCCCTTCGATTCCAATGTATATTGGAGAGAACTCATCCATATCCCCAAAGTCCCTGAACATCATTCTGTTTGGGCCAATCTTTACACCACCGTAAACTTGGTTTACCCAAACCCAATCAATGTGGTCACCGAAAACTAAGTTCTCAGCTGTACGTTGGTCAGATGTAATCGTGTGGTATATTGGGTTATTTGCTATTCTGTATGACTCATCTACAATCTCAACTGCAACTTCACCACCTTCATCAACACTTGTAAGGTAACCTACCTTACGTTGTGTCTTCCAATACGCAGTAGTAACACGTAACATTTGGTCATCTTGAAGGATTCCTGTATGCTCGCTCTGTCCAACTATCCATGATACAATATCGTCTGGATTGTACTGGTTCTCTGTATGGCTTAACCATTTCTTCATCTGAAGAGAAGGGTCTAAATTTTTCTCGTGAGATATATTTGGGTTATAGTAAGAACCATCATTTGGAAGATTGCTATCTAAGTATCTACCCGATCTAACAGGATGAAGACCTTCAATCATCTCTTGTTGTTCCTGGTTAAGTATCGGTCCATACTTATCAATAACATCTGAAACTGTAAGCATGTCGATTTTACCAACCCAACTTCCTTCTGAGATATATCTTGCTTCAGGAGATTTATGGTAGAACGTAAGTACAGGATTCCATAACTCAACGTCATAATCATCTTCCATCATACGGAAGTGCCAGAACTCACGGTCAGTGATAAGCATATCCCTAAAGGCGATTTCCTCTAGCTCATCCATTCTAAAACGATGAGTATCAATCTCATGTTGTTTAGCCGCCCATTGCTCACCCAACGTTTGATATGTCTTAGAGTAGAACTCTTCAATCTCAGGTAGTTTCTTTAATGCTTCTGGGTCGTATTGCTCTTGAGCTTCGGGAGAGTTAGGGTCTAGCCCCATATCAACCATCTTAGCCTGTAGTTTACCCATAGCATCTTCAAGTAATGCTTCTTCAATGTCAGCCATCTTAGCTTCGAGCATTTCATTAATGGAGTACTCATCTATTGCACGATAGTCAACTTTTGAATTTCTCTTAGCGAACTCTGCTACAAGTACGTTAATGATATTTGGGATGATTGGATAGAACTTAAGATCGAAAGAGGAGTCGGTACTATTGTCTTGGATGCTATCTTTTGAAAGTATGTCTACAAGCTCAGATACATCAGTTGGAGCTTCTTCATTTTGAATGTAGTCCTCACGGTCAATAGTACCTTTAGCTAACTTGTAGTTCTTCATTAGCTTTCTAGCGTTGTTAGATATCTGCTTTATACCTTGCCATTCTAACCAATCAAGATTATGGATAGACCAATCCATGTCTTTCTCATCTCGACTTAAAAACTGAATCGGTTGCGTAAAGCTATTGAAGCCTCTATCTTCATCTTTAGCCTTTTTACCGTTCTTTAACTGAATCGCGTTTCGTATCTGCATTGCTAGTTTATATTTCTGAAAGCACTTCGAGAAGGTTTCTTAGAGTTTCCTCCACGTCTTCGGCCCACATTTCTAAAAGCACTCTTACCTTTTAAGTTATAAATTTCATCCGACTTATCCAAGTAATCTTGGTCATCCGTTTCAATCCTTTTCTTGTATCCCGTGTTTGCATTCTGTAGTTTCACAAAGGCTATCAGAGCAGATAGACTGATTAATCTATCGACGTTTAAGCCATACTCATATTGCTTCATCTCCTCTAAAGCCATAGTATCAGGGATTCTTTCGATTCCAAACACTACATTGGTGACGTTTCCATTGTCATCAGTTTCCTCGTGTATCTTCTCCTTTAAGGACTCGATGAGGTATGTTAAAAGATTGTTCACGAATATAGTACCAGTATTTTTCCAACCATACTCTTGGTGTGTTCCTTTGTTGAATCCATGTTCCTTTAAGAATACCATCTCTGCTTTTGGCACAAGGTACTTCTGCATCTTGTATCGTATCATGTGCACGATAAAGAGAGAAACGTTTGCCTCGACAATTGTCCAAGCATTATACCATCGGACAATAAGCTCTAGTCTTTTGTGGGTTTCATTAATGTCATCGAATCTTCCTGCCCAGGAGCAAACTATCTTATCCCCTTCAATATGCGTCTCGGCTCTACCTTCACGGTAGGTTGTTACTTGAATTGGATTCTTGTAGACGTATATGGAACACAACGAATCAGTTGATGTTGTTTTACCTTCTGACACGGGATCGACTGACGCATAGTATGAACCCCACTCTGGATTCTCCATGGGTCTTTCCCAAACAACAATAGACCCACGCTTGTCGGTCATCTTCTTATCTACGGGAAATTCTAGTATTGGAGATTTAGTTGTACGTTTAGCGACTATCTTGCCACTAACTTCTTCTTCAAGGTCTAAGAGTTCATATCCGTATTTTCCGTCGTCTACGTTCAGCTTATGACTATTCACGAGTGCTAAAGGGAATCTACTTTCTCCACGAGCAGAGAATGCCACTTCCATATTCATTGGACGCTGAGACTTTCTAATCTGACAAACATCGGGATCCAAATCTTTTTCCCATTGAGTGTAAAGTTCTTCAAGTCTTGCAACCGCTTCTTCAACCATACTATTTCCGTAGTCGTCAATGTATGGAGGCATAGAGTATTGCTCTGGAACAAACAGTCCTGTTATGTTCACAGTTCCATTCTCGTTAACCCATTTGTTTCTAACCCCGTAGAAACCATTCTCTGTAGGTTTGTAGATGTATTTCCTCAAAGGCTTACATTGGTCTAGGTCACCAACTGAACCTGCAGCAATAAAAGTACCTGTCGTTATATCCCCTGCTTCCATCGCTGGTAGTAGGAACTCGACTGTCTTATCATGCTTG